AGAACCATCTGGAAGACAATATGAATTTGAAAACATGAAAAGGAGAATGAATGGAAGCGTAACTAATTTTACTATGATAAAAAATTACCCTGTACAAGGATTTGCTACGGCAGACGTAGTGCCAATAGTTTTGTTAGAATTTGAAAAACTACTTGACAAGCACTATAGTTGTCTGGTAAATACAGTACATGATTCGATTGTAGTTGATGTCCATCCTAATGAAGAGCATCAGGTGATAGCAGCAGTAGAAACTTTGAATGAAAATCTGCACGACCTAATTAACAAGTATTATGGGATAGACTTCAACGTACCATTATTATTAGAAGCCAAGATAGGACCAAATTGGCTAGAAACAAAGGATGTATAATATTATGAATAATGAATTGATAACCTCTAACGGCTCTGTAAACTTTGCGGATATGGCTAAAGTTATGGGAGTCGCAACTACGCCGACAAACTCTGGAACAGAGAAGAAGACTTCTCAACTCGCTAGAGTTAAAGTATTACGAGAATCCATTATGGGTACTCAAGATGTAAATGGTAAAAAAGTAAAAGCTGAAGTCGTACCTGCAGGTTCTCTTTGCATACGTAAGACTGATGGAGAAGAGATATATATGTCTACATTATCTCTTAGACCCTTTATGCAGAGACAGTCATATCAAAGGTTTCAATCTTTCTCACCTAAAAAGTCTGCTGAAACAGGCAAACGAGGTGAGTACATTAAAACTATTCTATCAGATAGTTTAAATAATGACTTGATGGATACGTCAGGTGGATTTAACTGTGGCAAACCTGCAGGGTACATACAAGACTATAGTTCGTTGCCTGAAAAAACAAAGGCTATATACTCTCAAATTAAGCGTCAGAGGCATGTCTTTGGTATAGCTATAGTCAAGGATGCTACGGATGCTAACGGCTCTCCAGTAGAGGATTTTGAGATTCCTGTTCTATTTGAAACAGACCAAAAGGTTTCTTTCAAGAACATGGGTGAGCCTTTCAATAAGCTTGCGACTATGCAACATCTACCTATTCAACATCTTATCTCTTTCGCCACTGAAGAAAAAGATAAAGTATCAGGTGGAACGTATTATGTCGTTACAGCTAAGTTAGATAGCAAGTCTATTGACATAACCGTAGATGACCAAGTTACTCTACAGAACTTCTTAGATTGGATTAGTGCATTTAATACTTGGGTTACAGATACCTACCACACTAATTCCAAAGATAAAATGTCTGGTGACGATAAAGAATTGATAGACCAATTCATAGATACAGATGAACTAGAAGGAGTATAATGGTATGAACCACCCTGCTGAACTGGCAATTAGAGCGTACTTAAATAATGCTGTAAAAGGCAAAGGAACTATCTCTGAAGATAACTTAGAGCAAATAGCTTCTGATGTTAAGTCTGCACTAAAACGCCAGTTTGCAGGTCCACCTAGAGAAGACTTTAAACTTAGAATGTCTAACTTAGGTAGACCTACATGCCAACTATGGTATGATAAAAACAAACCCGAAGTAGCCGAAGCTTTACCTTCTAACTTCTTAATGAATATGGTATTAGGTGATTTAGTTGAAGCTGTCTTCAAAGGATTACTACGAGAAGCCAACGTAGAATTTAATGATTCTCAAAAGGTGTCTCTTAAATTAGATGATGACACAGAGATAACAGGTGAATGTGACTTAACTATAGGCAATACTGTAGATGATATAAAGTCTGCTTCTCCTTGGTCTTTTAAAAATAAGTTTGAATCTTATGGTGCATTAGCTAATGAAGACAGTTTTGGTTACGTGTCTCAACTAGCAGGATATGCTCAAGCATTAGGCGTAGATGTAGGCGGTTGGTGGGTAATCAATAAAGGTAACGGAGACTTTAAATATGTATCTGCTCAAGAAATGGACATAAAAGAAGTCAACAAAAAAATAAAAGCTACAGTAGATTACATACAGAATGATAAACCTTTTAAACGATGTTACGAAGCTGAACCTGAAACATACAGAAAAGTTCCCTCTGGCAATTATGTTTTACCTAGAGGCTGCACATTTTGTAAATATAAAAAAGATTGTTGGGAAACTTTGCAAGAGCTACCATCTAAAGTATCTAACGCTAAAGAGCCTCCAATAGTTAATTATGTTTCATTGGTAGAAGAATAATATGGTTTATAGAAAACATAGAAAAGCTCGGTATCGTAGTGGATTAGAAATGAATGTAGCTTTGTTTTTAAAAGACAAACAGAAAAAAGTCAGGTATGAAGCCTTGAAAATAGAATGGGAAGACCTTAGATATAGAACTTACACACCTGACTTTGTTTTAGACAATGGAATTATAATAGAAACGAAAGGATTTTTTGACGCAGAAGATAGATACAAACATATAGAAGTACAGAAACAGCATCCAGAGCTAGACATTAGGTTTATATTTAGTAATGTAAACAACAAGTTATACAAAGGCTCAAAAACTACATATCAAGATTGGTGCGACCAGAAAGGTTTTTTGTGTGCTCACAGAATTATTCCACAAAAATGGTTGACATCTAAAGGAAAAGAGATAAAACTAAAGGTTATTCCACTTAAAACTCCTAGAAAGGATTTATAAAAAATGTATATTAATGACCAAGACTACGCACTCGTATTCTCACTGCTAACAGATAAAAAAGGTAAATGGACAGGAGATATTGACGGTAATATAGTTTATTCAGAGAATAATAAAGATGATGCAGATACTAGAGACCAAATGATAAATATGCTCACTCTTTTAACAACTTGTGTAAAACTGTTAGAAACAGATAAAACTTTTATTCAACAAGTTTGGGAAGCTAGAGATGATTTAGGAATGGAAGAAAGCAGTCCTGATGTAGATTTATCTTTACAACAACTTGACATGTTAGAAACTTTAGTAGAAGATAAACCTCAAGTGTTACAAAAAGAAGGCAACGTAATTAAATTAAACTTTACTAACTCTAGGAGATAATATATATGAATAATGTATGGGCTACAGAAACATGCTATAAATGTGACGAAGAATTAGATGAAAATTTACAAAATGAAGATTGCGAAGTGTGTAATCCTGATATGGTTAATAGTCCACCTCACTATAGCACTGTAGGCATAGAGTGTATAGAAGCTATGAAAGCTATGTCAGACGGTGCAAATTTACCATCTAGCCATGCACATTACTGTTGGCAAAATGCGTTTAAATACTTATGGAGACATCCATACAAAGGAGCACCAATAGAAGATTTAAAGAAATGTAAATATTATTTAAAAAGGTTGATAAATGAATATGAAATGTCCAACTAGAGAGAATACTGTAACTGAGTTTCATCAAAAGTTTAATCACGATATAGATGCACCTTGGACTTCAAAGCTATTAGAACTTAGAATGAAACTTATTAAAGAAGAATCTAATGAAGTAATAGAAGAGTTTACATCTATGATTGTAGATATTGAAAGGGGTAAGGCTGTAACTGCAGAACAAAAATCTAGGCTACTTAAAGAGCTTTGTGACTTACAATATGTTTTATCGGGAGCTGCTGTAGCTTTAGGTTTAAATGAAATGCAAGTAGCCTTTACTAGAGTACATAACAGTAACTTATCCAAATTAGGTTTAGATGGTAAACCTATATATAGAAAAGACGGTAAAGTAATTAAAGGACCAAACTATGCACCACCAGAGTTAAGGGATTTAGTATAATGAAGTTTAAAGTATTCACAGTATTAGAAGTAGATGAAGAAGAAAATATTTTACCTATAGACGAAGAAGGGTATTGTGAGTGCATACAAGAAACACTAGAAGACCTACTATTTGACGTAGACGGAATTAAAATTAAAAACATAAAGGTGACTCAAAATGAATAATATGCTACCGACAGACTATCAAAACTTTATAGCTATCTCTCGTTATGCTCGTTGGCTAGAAGACGAAGGACGTAGAGAAACGTGGAGTGAGACTGTATCTCGTTATGTAAATTACATGCACGATAAAGTTAAGTTCTCTAAAGAAGATAAACACGACATAGAACAAGCTATCTTAGGATTAGAAGTTATGCCTTCTATGAGAGCATTAATGACTGCAGGACTAGCTTTAGATAGAGACAACACTGCAGGGTATAACTGTAGCTATCTACCTGTAGATGACCCTAAATCTTTTGATGAAGCTATGTACATATTGTTATGTGGTACTGGTGTAGGCTTCTCTGTAGAACGTCAATATATTGACAAGCTCCCTGAGATACCTGAAAAGATGTATAAAAGCGACACTACAATAGTCGTTAAAGATTCTAAAGAAGGATGGGCTAAAGGGTTACGTATGCTTATTGCTTTGTTGTACGCAGGTGAAATACCCACGTATGATGTCAGTAAAGTTAGACCTGCAGGAGCTAGACTTAAAACATTTGGTGGTAGAGCTAGTGGACCTGCACCTCTTGTTGACCTCTTTAAATTTACCATAAACTTATTTAAAAACAATGCAGGTAAAAAACTGACTAGCTACGACTGCCATTCTTTAATGTGCAAGATAGGTGAAGTTGTTGTAGTTGGCGGTGTTCGTAGGTCAGCTATGATTTCTTTATCTAATCTATCTGATATACGTATGCGACAAGCTAAGTCAGGACAATGGTGGGAAACTGCACCTCACATGGCTTTATCTAATAACTCTGTTTGCTACACAGATAAACCTGACGCAGAGACATTTATGCGTGAGTGGACATCTCTCATTGAATCTAAGTCAGGTGAAAGAGGCATCTTCAATAGAGTAGCTGCACAGAAACAAGCAAAGAAAAACGGTAGACGAGACCACGAACAAGATTTCGGCTGCAACCCCTGCAGTGAGATAATATTACGTCCATATCAGTTTTGCAATCTTACCGAAGTTGTGGTGCGTTCTACGGATACAAACAAAGACTTAGCTCGTAAGATTAGATTAGCTACCATATTAGGTACAGCACAATCTACGTTAACTAAGTTTCCATATCTTAGAAAAGTATGGACTACTAATACTGAAGAAGAAAGGCTGTTAGGTGTATCTCTTACAGGTATCATGGATAATGTTTTAACTAACGGTAAAGATGAATACTTATGTGAACGACTACGCATGTTAAAGAAAGTCGCTGTAGATACAAACAAAGAGTATGCTAAGAAATGGAAGATACCTCAATCTACAGCTATTACCTGTGTCAAACCTTCTGGTACTGTGTCACAGTTAGTTGACAGTGCAAGCGGTATTCACGCTAGACACAGTGAGTATTACATTAGAACTGTTCGAGGTGACAACAAAGACCCACTCACTAGATTTATGGTAGATATGGGTATACCTAATGAAGCTGACGTTATGAAACCTAACGATACTACTGTCTTTAGTTTTCCTATGAAGTCACCAGAGGGTTCAACGACACGTAACGATATGTCTGCAGTAGACCAATTAACTATGTGGCTTATGTATCAACAAGAATGGTGTGAACACAAACCTAGTTGCACTGTAACTGTCCGTGACCACGAATGGGTAGAAGTAGGTGCATTTGTCTATAGATATTTTAGTCAGATGTCAGGTGTGTCTTTTTTACCACACTCTGAACATGTCTATCAACAAGCACCATATCAAGAATGTGACAAAGGCGTGTACAATAATATGTTAGCTAAGATGGATGGTAACATAGATTGGAATAGATTAATGGACTATGAAAAAGAAGACGCTACAGCAGGTAGTCAAACCTTTGCGTGTAGCGGAGACAGTTGTGAAATTGTAGATATAGGAGCATAAGAAAGGTATGATAGGAACAAATATGGTTACAAAATTCAGTGAAGGACATCAAGCTTTTAAACAAGGAAAACTTGACAATCCATATAAAAAAGACACTCAATGGAACAGAGAGTGGCTACGAGGCTTTAACAGTGCATACTTTAGAAACTTAGAAAGGGTAAAGAAATATGAATCTAGAAGAAGAAGCAAAGAAGCTCATGTCAATGAGCAAACTAATAACAGGAATTAAATCTATTCACATAGATGTCGTTGACAATGGATACATATTAACTTACAAAGGAATGACAAAAGAAGATAAGATTGCATGTAAAAAAGAAATACATAAATCTTTAAATGATATACTTGACATTATTCGCAAGATATGTCATACTTCAAGACAGTAGTTGTGGTGGCTACGTCAACTTATAGGAGAGTTAACAGTTAATGTTTTCTCTCCTATTTTTTTTTATTGGTCTGGTCCTAAGTCTATCTCTTGTTCACCAAACTTACCATCATAGTCTTCTACTATGGCTTTAGTAAACGCTCTAGACCCTTTATCGTAAAGTTTTTTAATTTCTAATATATTCATTAACAGAGATAGCTCTACCGCTTCATCGTTGTTCATTCTAGCTTCTTTTAATTGCTCTTCTATATTTGCTTTTTCACCAGTTCGTTCTTCAAATAGACCATTTATTCTATCTATATCTATTGATTTTATCTTGTCTTTATATTCACCTCTCATGTAAAATAAGATGTCTTCATCTCCTTTATTTTCGGCAGCGTCAAAGTATTTTCTAGCGTTTTCTCTAGTAAAACTAGCTTCAGCTTTAAGAGCATCTAATAGCTCTTCTCTTTTTTCTGAATCAGTCATGTTTCTATAGAGAGGTGACTGTATTATCTGTTCGTATTTTTTAGGTACGTAAGATGACATATGCATACGAGTCATTATATCTAAATACGGATTCTTTACACCGTAAGTTCTGTAAGCTTCATACGTATTAATTTGAAGCCTAGACATTTCTCTTTGCAGTAAACTTTTCTTAGGTTGTTTTTCTGCTCCTTGTAACTGTTTAGATATAAATGGGTCTTTAAGATACAAAGGATGTGTAGTAAATGGGTCATACCTGTAAGGGTCATATCTATCTGCTTTATCTTCATCTAACATTTCTTGTCGAGCAGTTTTGTCAGTTCCTATAAGAGGAGCACCTTTCATAAAAGGAACATCAGGTAAAAATCTTGTAGCTCTTTGAAAACTTGCTCTATCTAGTTCTGTTAATCCTCCAAATAAATCAAATATCATTACCTGTGCATCTCTTGTTTCAGGTAAAGCTGCAGAACGAGGGTCTAGTTGACCATATACATCTTTTAAAACAGCCGCAGGATACGTTGCAGATGCACCTAAATCTGCCATAGCTTTAAAGAAGTAATCGGCATCTTGACGATATATAGATTCTACAACATTACCTATTGGTCCTTGTGCTCGTAAATCAGTTCCAACTAATAATTTTGTTACTTGTTTGTTCATTTCTTTCATTTTAGGTAAATTCATTCCGTTCCACCACCTATAAAATATATCTCCTGCATAAGCGTGTAAAGCGAGTGGTCCTAGTAGAGCTTGAACATTTGCTGTACTCCCATCAAAAGTTTCTAATTCATTAAAGTTATATCCATCTTTAGCTTTTGTTGCAGCTAAATTAATACCTGCTGCGAATGCTACTACTCCTGTAATAGATTTAGCTATATCTTCTTCCATTGTTGTACCAGTAGCAGATTTTTTAACTAACTTACCCGTAGTTTTATCTATATATACTTCTTTACCTTGAGTTATACCTTTATATAAAAACGAAAATGGTATGTAGTCATTTATAAATTTAGCTTGTGAAGCTACAAATCTAGGAAATGGTAACACTAAAGTTCCAACTATACTTCTTTTCATTAAGTCAATACCAGTTTTAGTTCCTTTACTTAATGCTGATTCTCCTTTTAAACCAAATTGAGTTTGAAAAGATTTATTGTAAGCTTCATCGACTGACTTATCAAAGACTCGTTTATCTACTTTATCCCATGTTCCTCTTCTCATTACTTCAGCTATACTGCTACCTACTTCTTCTGCATTACTAGCTGTTCCTAATCTTCTATCTAAATTTCCTAATAAAACAGCACGTTTAAATTGCATATCACTAAAAGAGTTTAATACGTTCATTTTAGTAGCAAAATTTATAAATTTATTACCTACATAACCTCGTTTATCCATAGCTAACTTAGCTGTTTCACTTTCAATCATTCCTCGTTTGTTAAAAAGATTAGCTAACTCTTTAGGAAACTCTTTTTCTAACATAGCTATAGCAGCTTCTGATTCAGTTCTATTAAAAACTAAACGATTAATAACAGAAAGAGAAGGCTTAACTATTGCACCTGCTGTTGGATTACCTGTAGCTTTAGCTATAGAACGAGCCATTATAGCTTCACCTGCATCCATAGCTACATATATACCACCAAAGAAAGTGTTACGCATAGTTGTAGCTACTTGAGAAGTCATTAAACCTATACGAGTGTCTTCTACTGAACGCAAAAAACCCCAAGTTTTATCCCAACTTGTAGTTAATTCTTTTAGTCGCTTTAACTCAGCTAGTTCCTCTTTAGTTAAAGGTACGTGAACTCCATATTCAGATAAATTTAAAGTAGACTCATATAGTTTTTCTAATGCTTTTCTTCTATCTGACCGAGCTATTTGACTAGCTACATTTAGTTTTTTACCTGCTTCAGAAAACTCTGCTGCAAATAAAGCTGAAAATTGTGAGTTACTGAGTTTGTATTTATCTTTAATGCTCTCTACTAAATCTAACGCTATAGATGTAGGTCTATCAGCTAAAGCATCTTTTTCAAAAGCATTAGCTAATTTATCAGTAAGTCTAATTGTCATTTCAGGGTCTACTATTTCAAAAACCCCTTCTGATTTATATTTAACTGTTTTAGATGCTATTAGTTCACCGCCTTCTTCATAACGACCTAACCCTTGAGCTAACTCTACTCCTGCAGCAGCTATTCTTTTTAGTGTACTTACGTCAAATCCACCTACAACTGCATCTACAGAATTTACAGTAGGGTTAAGTATTAAAGAACTTAAATCTTTTGGAGGTGTCTGCATACCTTTCTTTACACGTACAGGGTCTAGTCCTACATGTGTTCTATCTAAAGCTTTTAACTTATTAGTTATAGCTTCTAAAGTAGCTTTATCATTAGGTGTTTTATCGCTGTTAGCTTTTTTAAGTGTAAACTCAGCAGCATCTTCAGCAGATTTTAATCTTGCTCCTTTAGCTGCTTCACCTTCTTCTAACATTTTAAGAGTTTTATCTACAGAAGGATTAAAACCAAATCCTACATTTTTAAGTGAGCCTGTACCATAAGTTATAGCTCCACCTAATCCTGCAGATAATGCACCTCTGGTTAAAACATTGCCTAAACTGTAATCGTAGTCTTCTCCTACATTTTTCTTAGTTTCTTCTTTTACTTCTTCAGCTAAATGCCCTGCTCCTAATCCTATTGTACCTTCTACACCTGCATTGATTAAACTATTTTTTAGAAGAGTGCTCCTAACTAACTTTTTTAAAAGAGCTCGTTGCCCTCCAATTTTAGCTGCTTGTATGGCTGCTGTTCCTGTTCCACCTGTTAAAATACCTGCACCTACACTTGCTGCTGTTGTAGGGTCAGAAACTGTTGCTAAAGCGTAATCTCCAACAGCATCAAAAAATCCTTCTTTTCTACCTTGATTTTCAAAAGCTTCATATAACCTAGAGAAAGAATCTCGTTGTGCTTGTGGTACTTGTTCGTTTCTCATATGACTTAAATCTTTAGCTACAGTAAATACGTTACCTGCTCCTTGTGCTCCAAATCGCATGTGTTCGTAAACTTCATCTATGATGTCATCATCATCCATTTCTTCTATGTCTTCGTCTGTAAAACCTCGTCTGTCTCCTTGAAGCATTGTAACCATATCTAACATAATAGCAGGATTTTCTTTTGCTGCATCACGTAAAGTTTTATCTTTTAATTTTTCTTTTGTGAAGTAATCAAACATATAATTTACCTATTCATAAAAGCTTTAGCAAAAAACTCTAAGCCACTATTATTTACTTTGTATTCGTTTTCATCAGCCCATTCTTTAATTTCTTTTTTAATTTTAGTTTTAGATGTAGCACCTGATGAAACTATTGTCTCACCTAAATTTTGTAAATCGCTAGGTCTTATATTGCGTAAAGTTTTTTCACTTAATATTTTTAATGGTACGTTTATCTTTATACTTTTCTTATCTAACATCTGTTTTAATTTATCTTTAGAGGGTGCAGGAAACTTAAATAAATTTTCAGCTACAGGTTCATCAAAATAGGGTTCAGGCTTAGACATTAACCCTTTAGAGTCATCTCTTGTTGTTAATCGTTTAAAAGCGTCTGCAATTTTACTTTTAGTTGTTTCAGGAAATGTTTCACTTTGGTCATCTTTTGCAGATAGCTCTGAAGGAGAACCTAAAATTTCTTTTTGAATAGTAGGAAACATTTTCTTTAATGCACTTCTACTTTTAGTAGAACCGTAGTTTTTACTTGTATCAGAAAGTTCATACAAATCTACTTTTCCATTTTTAATAAAAGAAGAATCTATTAAATCTAAATCCTCTCGTTTAACTCTAAAAGAAGATGGAAAACCTTTTACTCGTATTTTAACGTATTTAGAATTATCAGATAAAACTTTAGCATTTCTTTCAGAAGATTTTTTATCTTGCCCGAATATACCTTCTTTAATTTGTTCAAGCACGTAACCACCAAAATCACCTGTATCAGGAAGAGGTGGTGTTTCAGCATTTAATTCTGCTAGTGTGGGTGCTCTAGTCATTTCAAACATAGCTGCATCTGTTTCAGAATATATATTTTTCATTTTTTCTAAATCTAACTCTAACTTTTCATTTCTAGTTAAAGAGGGAGGAACTGTACTTACTTCAGGTTCTTTTTCGTTTTTTGGTATTTTAGGCAGAACAGTATCAATATCTTTGGCTAAAACTTCTCTAATTAATGTTTTTATTTTTGGTCCTACTACATCATCATCTGTATATTTTGCTATAGTTACTAGAGCTTCCTGTTTTTCTTTACTTAAATTTGATAAATTTAAATTTAATTCTGTAGCTACTTTAACAATTTCATTTTTTACTTCTGCATTTTTAAATTCTACATCAGGAAAAGATGTTTCTAATTGATTAGAAGCATTTTCTATGGTTTGTGTAACTTTAGGTGCTTCTTCTTTTTTGGTACTATCAAAAGGTTCTGTTGTTAATTCATCAGGTTTTTGAAATATTTCATCTGTTTGTTCATCTTCTAATGTTGAAGGAGGAGTATATCCTACTAAAGTAGCACTTAGTTCTCTATTGTTAATTAACTCATACAATTTTTCATTAAGAACATTAGCATCTCCTGACGCATCCTGTATAATAGGTTGAAGAACTAATAAAGCTTCCATAGTGGATAGTCCTGCGTCTTGTTGTAAAGCTAAGTGAACTCTAGCTATATTACTTGACATATCATTTACATCAGCTTTTAACTCCATTTTTTCTCTAGCAGAAAGTGTAGACTTCTCACCATACTTCGCAATATAACCAAAAGGACTATTAGCGTCAGCTACTACGTTTACACCTTTATCTACAAAAAATTCAGGTAAAGAGTCAGCGTATTGTTTTCTAATTGCATTAAATTGAGATAAAGTAATATCTCCTGCTAATGCACTTAAACCTTTACCTGTTGTTACCTTATCTAATCCTTCTACTTTTCCTTGTCCTGTAAAACCTATTCCTTGAATTAATTCATTTACTGGCAAACCTCCGTAGTGAGCATTCTTTAGATAGGCTTCTGCATTTTGTTGAGGGTCTACTTGAAATCCTGCTAATAATAAATTTTTACCAAACTTAGTGTCGCTAGGTCTACTAGGGTCAGCGTCTTCTCGTTTTTGTTGTAATCCTGCTAATTGTTCTAATCCTTGGTCTAAAGTCATACCTTTAGGTAATGTGTACGAATTTAAGTTTATCATTGCAGTTAAATCTTCTGCTGTATATGGGTTTCGTTTAACTGCCCTATCAACCACTAACCCATGAACAGTTTTTAAATCTCCACCGCCCTTACCTGCAGCTAAAGATAATAAGTAAGCATCACTCAACTGACCATTAACATTTTGTTTAATTTGAGCAATCATATCTTTGTAACCTTGTGCTGTAGCTTTCATTTTAGCTCTAGCTTGCATACCTTTAGTTTTAGCTAACAGCATCTGCTCGTCTATTATCTTTTTTCTTCTAGCACTTCGCTCGTCTATGCCTTTAGCGAGTGACTTCATTAATCCTACAGCAAAACTCATTTTAATTAACCTTTCCCATTAAACCTTTTCTAGGTGGTTCTAATTCACCAGAGGGTGTAGCACTCATCTCTATATCAGATTCTTCAGGCTCTATAGTTTCACCTTTTTGTTCTAATGTATCTTCTACTTGTTGCATTAAAGTTAATCCACCGTCTTCTTTTATTTGTCTAGCTGTAACGCCTTTTAATTCAGCTTGAATTAGGTTAGCTAATCTAGCTTTTTCTTTTTGCTCTTTAGCTTTTGTTCCCTTATCTAAATCAGCTATTTTATCTATATAATCTATTTTCATTACATCTGCCATAGCTTTTAGATATTCGTGAAGCATAGGATTAAGAAGATATGAAACATCTAATGTATGCTTGCCTCGCATAGTACCTTGCATAGTTGTAGCTTCAACTATTATATCTAAAGGAACACCTATTTCCATCATATTAAATAAATTATCTTTTGTGTCTTCGTCTTGAAGCATTTTAAGATAATCATCTAGTGCATCTTCTACTGTGTCAAACTCAGCAGGTTGTTCCCAAGGATAGTTACCTAATTCTTTAGTTAAGGATTCTCCGGGGATAGGTGCTTTAAAATTAAACATCTTCTTTTTCTTCCTTTTCTTGTTCTAATTTTGCTAACTCTAAATTATTTTTTTCGTAATCTTTTTGAGCAAATATTTTAAATGGAACAGGTTTAAATCTACCAGTTTCTATATCTCTTACGTAATCAAAATAATTTCTTTTGTTTATAATGCTTTTTAAAGAAAATATAGAATCTGTGTCTTGCATATCTTTAAATGTTTTTTCAAATATTTCTGTACCATCTTTTGCAAAATAAGCTACACTATACCCTTTTCCTTTTATAGGTCGAATACTTACTCGTTCTATTTGTTTTTGACTTCTATCTTTAGCTAGATTATATTCAAATGCTCGTCTATTAGCTAAACCTCTAACAGGAACTCCTTCTGCGTTAATAGCGTCTAATAAATTTATAGTGTGTAATTTTATATATTTTATTCTCTTTTTTTCGTCTGTTGTTTTAGATGCCTTTTTTAAATTTTTAAACCATTCAGTTTCGTTTGATAACATACTATCTGCGTTTACTAATGTAAAAAATAACGCTTGTCTTTCATTATTTTTTAAACCTTCTAAATTTACACCTTTATCTACTAATCGCTTATCTATATCTTTCATATACTCTTTATAAAATTCTACTGCATATAATTCAGGTGTTGTCTCAGACATAAACTCAAATTCGTTATTTACAAAACTGCCATCTTCATTTTTAAAACCTAATCTTTTTTCTGCACTTTCAGTTATTCCTGAGTAGCCTGTTTTAACATCCGTTACTTCATCGCCTTCACCTTCTAAACCAAATAATATTTCCATATTTTTATTTGTTGTATACCCTTGAAACGGTATATCAGGTTTTTCAGCTTGAAATATTTCTTGAGTAGTTTCTAGACTAGGTGCATCTTCTTTTATAATAGGTTCATCTTCTATTTTAGTAGGCATTATAGCTTTTTCTAAATCATCGTCTTTATCATCGTCTTCTTGTATAGCTCTTATTAACATCTGTTTTAGTCCTACATTAGTTCGTTCAGGAAAAGCAGAATCCATATCTACTGTAGGTTTAACAGGAGTATACGAAATACTAGACATCTCTAATGGTGATATAGCATCAATAGGTGCTACTTCATCTATTGCAGCTACGCTTTCAACATTGTTTTTAGATTCTGTAAGTAATGTAGAAAACTTATTTTGCAAATCTAAATCTTTAAACTCAGGAGCTTTTTCTTTTGGTGTTTCTTCTTTAACAGTAAATTTATCTTGATATGATTTAATTTTTTCTACTTCCTCTTTAGCGACACCTAAAGATTCCATAAATGCGTCATAAGAAAATTGTGTATCTGTTAATTTTACTTCCATTATTACGCAACTGCTCCTGCTATAGAAGCCGCAACACTACCACCACCAAATATACTTGTGTAATTATCAAATATACCATTAATTATAGCACCTGTCAATAGACCACCTGCTTCAGATTTAGCTGCAGCTTGACCCATTTTAGCTATTACAATTTCATGTGCTTGTTGTTCTATCATTTGTTGAGTTTGATAAGTCATATTCATTATGTCTCTATCTCGTTGCCATAAATTGCTATACGCTTGTGTTTGCAAACCTAATGAGTTTTGAGCATTCATTTGATTAACTGCATTTTGTGTAGCGTTATTTGTAGTAGTAACTGCTCTACGCCAGTTAGCGTTAGATTCAGCTATAATTCTAGCGTTTTCTGCGTTCCACATTTCTCGTTGATTTATCATTTGTGAATTAAACTGAGCTATAGAATTTATAGCGTTGGTATTAAACTGATTCATACCATTTATAGATGCAGCATTTTGTATATCTGTATTGTTAATTATACCTGCAAAAAACTTATTCATGTCATTTGCACTTTGAGCATTTATATTTTTAGCTGCATTCTCTGCTGCAGCGTCAGTAAACAAAGACTGCACTCTAGATTGAGCTTCAAACATAGCTGATTGTTGTTCAAAAGCTAAGTTAGTCATATCTACCTGTAAAAAGGCTTGAGCATTTTGCACTGCAGCTTGTTGTCTATTGTTGAGATTAATCATATCTAACTGAGACATAGCAGCAGCGTCAGCCATTATCTTAGCTTGCCTGTTACTTAAATTAGCTAAATTTACAGTTTGAGTTAGTCGAGCATTTTCTAAAGCTACTTGTTGCTCTGCAGTAAAATTCATATTAGCTATATCAGACACTTTAGCTGCATTCGTTACTCGCATTTGAAAAGCTTGGTCAAACTCTTGACCTATAAATGTAGCTCTTTGCTGTGCTGCTAATATAGCTCGTTGTTGTCTATTAGACAAATTAGCTAAATCCATCTCTTGATATACTTTAGCGTCTGCTGCAGCTATAGGTATAGAAGCTTCCATAAGAGCATGAACTATAGCTTGACCTGCTATACTAGATGAACTAAGCCCTCTAGATGCCATTTCTTGAGTAGCTTGTCTGTACGCTCCTGCTGCCCATATAGGTATTTCATCATTATCAAACTCTCTTTGTAGTTCAGCTAGTTGTCCTTTAACTGTAGATAAGGTGCTAACTTCTCCTTGAGCAGCTTCTACTTCTTCAGCAAACTCTGCAGCAGTAGATGCGTCTGCATCATACTTGCCAATCATTTCACCTTCTTGCTCTACTCTAGGGTCTACAGCTTCTACTTGAGTTTTGTCTTCATCAGCTATTTGAGCAGCTTCTACATCTAGTGCCGCTAAATCAGACGCATCCATAGTTTGAGCTTCTACTTGAGATTGAGCGTCTAATATACCTACTTGTTCATCTACTTTAGCTGCTTCATCTATAGCTTCTTGCGTTAATGTAGGGTCTTCTATCTGTACAGCATCTTGAGCTACAGGAGTTGTAGCGACAGTTGCAGGAGTCACTGTTGCTGTTACAGTAGGTGCAGGTTGAGTTAATCCTTCAGAAACTACATTACCTGCAGCTACTTCAGCATCTGTTATTAATGAGGCTTTTGCCGTAGCATCTTCACTAAGTCCTTGGTCTCCAGTTAAAATATCTTGTGTGTAATCTAGAGCATTAACAGGAGCTTCTTCTTGTACTACAGGGTCTTCACCTCCACCACCTTCTCCACCTTCTCCACCATCGCCTTCTTTAGGGTCTTGTTTAAATTGACTTGTTAAATCTGCAGCTAACGCTTTATTAGTTTTACCTGTAGGAACAGTAGATGTATTTCCAGCAGCATCAGTCATAACCACAGACCACTGACCACCTTCTCTAACTAAATCTCCTGTTGGAGTAGCATCACTAGATGTAACAGTTTCAAATGCGGACAAAGCTTTACCTGCATCTCCTTTACCTCTTCTGCCTGTATCTATAGTTGTTGTTTGTCCTGTAGTAGGGTCTGTTGTTTCAATGTGCCAATGTTTACTTCCCGGAACTTTAACTAATGTACCTTCTGCAGCATATACTATTCCACCATTATACATTTTATTTATTTGGTTTGTAGCACTTTGAGTAGCTTCAGCTAAAATTGTAGCAACATTTGCACTACCGTCATCAGGTTGTCCTGCAGCTTCTAGAATCATAGCTCTTTGTTTAGGATTAAAACCTTTAAATTTTCTAAACTTAGTTCTTTGAGTTACAGGAGGCTTACTCTTTGTTGCTCTAGCTTGCTGTATTTGTTCTGCTGTTGCCATTTATTCTATTCCTTGCTTAATACTCTATCTAGTTTATCTTCTACTCTATGTAGTGCATCAACAACTTGTTTCATGTCATCACGTAATTCTTTACGAGTAGCGTAGTCTTCTCTAGTTCTGTTGAGTAGTATATCTACTCGTTTAACTTCCTGCATGAGGTTTCTAAATGTCCAGAAGGCAGGTGCTATTATAAGCGTTAAAACTACATTCCAAAATATTATAGGGGATATTTCCATTCTATACTTCCTTTAAATACGTAGCAAAATAAAACAATCCAACAGCACCACCTACAAAAATAGCTACACCTAAGATAATAGAAAGTATATTCATTATTTGGTTACGTTTCTTCATAGCTGCATATCTACCTTCACGTTCTTCTTTCATTACCTGTTGGCGTATGGCTTGTAATTCATTCCAACCCTTAAAACCTCTGGTATCTATAATTATAGAACGTAGTTGGTCCTCTAGGTCTCTAGCACGAACTGCATTTATATATGTAGATAATGCTTTCTCTTGAGCACTACCCTTACCTTTAGAAGCTTGAGCGTGTGTGTTTTTAGCGTCATCTATGGCTGTCCACATCTTCCCTAAGTCCTTACCTAGAGAATGTATATCTTTACCTAACTTTACGCCTGTCTTAATGGCTGTAAAGGATGCCATT